TGCCGTTATAGATTAACATCATTAATACTATAAAGCCCCCTATAAGTAATATTTCAAGCCAGTACTTCATTTAACAAAAATAACCTTTTTTTTTATTTTTACATAGCAAGGCTATTATACCTGCACTATACAAGTAATTAAATCAAATTAATGATATTAGCAAGATAGAAACTTCCGTACCTGAGCAACTTCTTATGTATTCAACCCTTTCAGGTGTGCCTTTTTCGTTTAGTTCATGCATTTAGTGCAGGTGCGGGTTGTCAATACTCAGACATTGCCCGTCTTATTAAATGAACCATTCTATCTTACTGATTGTTTTTTGTTAAGTTCAACCCGATACAACTTAAAGGCAAAAAGAAACCCCGTTAGTGTAAGTAACGAGGCCGCTTTTAGTGTTTTAAAACCTGCATTGGCATGGCTGCCAATTTCTTCTGTTGCTTACACCAACTACAGGACAAATGTAATTAATTATTTTGAAATAAAAAAATTATTTTTTCAGCACCGTATAGACTATTTCAAAGATAACCGAAATGAAAGCGAAATAAAGCCCTACGAGCAGCCAATTGTCAGAAACAAGTAAACATATCACCAGCACCAAAAAAGTCTTTGTAAAGTGATATATATCGGTAAAAACAATAAAAGGGAAATAAGACCATAATCCGAAAGGCTTCCACTCGTGTTTATTCTTCCATCCATCTTTGCTGAACCATTGGCCCCAAGCCTTTAAAGAATCATGGTGCATAATGTTCTCCATTACTGCGAATAGGCAGCCGATTAAAATTAGTTTGAGATATAACATAGTTGGTTAATTAATTCTTTGCAATCCTCTTCATTCATACTCTCGAATACAACATCAACTTCTACTTTATTGTGGCAATCGTAATTCACATGATACCGCTCACCCAAGTAAACAAAAGAAACTACAACTAATAAGTAGTCTTTTTCTATAAGAAATTGATCTCCGTTATATAGAATTATTTTGCACCACATGGATCTTCCAGTCTTTTACTTCGAAATGTGGATTGTCTTTCATGCTCTTAAAGTCACCGCCCCATACTATACCATCTTCTTTTATTATCTGAGCGAAAAGTTTAAAAAGTTCTGGGCTCCAATCCAACTTCTTATCCAACCCGATGAACGCTATATCAAAGGCGTGTGACGGGTTAAAATTATGAGGTGATTGCCCTGCTTTTGCGTTGGTTACTACTGGCCCTTTAATTGTTCGCCCATGTGAATAAAGTTCTGTCTGCTCTTCATTAGGTCGATATGTACAAGTTAAAAAAGGTTTTGGAAGTCCAGGGTATAACCTGCTCCATTCTGTTTCTGCCATTTCCCAAGCTGTCCTAAGTCTGGGCACACAATCAATTATCTTTCTGCTCGCCATCTGTGAATTTTGTTGCAAATTTAATTAATACTAAAATTACGCTTGTAATGCCACCAACAAACCAACTCTGAGCAGGTGTTAACACTCCTTCCGGTGCGGAAATTAAAACTACTTGAATTGCCGGAATTAATACTAAAGCCAAATCACCAATTAACTTATATTTCGGTGTCGTTTTTTTGTTGTAGTTTGAAAGTTTAAGATTTTTCATGTCTATCAATGAAATCACAAAGTGCCTTCATGTTAATTGTATTGTTTGCGTTGGTTTGTTTTATGCCATCTGTTAGGTGCTTTAATTCTCTGCTCATGTAATCGTGTGAACTTGTTAATTTGTCCATTAACGATGTTTGATTGTGTACAGATTTTAAAAAGCCCATTTCCATTTCACGTTCAACTTTGCCAACATTATTCTTCAACAATTCAAACTCGTCTTTAGTAACAAATTTTGTAGTTTGGTTTCTGAACCATTCCTTGAAAATCCATACGCCAATTCCGAATAAAAATGTACACATCCCCGCTATTAACATTGCCAGTTGCATAATTGAAAGTGTTGTGTTAAGTTCCATGAATTTCAAATTCTATTTTATCATAAGTGATACAAATGGTAGTGAGGTGTTTCATCGTAATTCTGTTACTATTGGTTTAAATTCTATAAGAGGTAAGTCTTTTACCCAATTAAAATCAGCATTAGTGCATTGATTAACTTCTTCAACTGAAATAAACCAATTACCGTCAGCATCTAAAGTTGGGTTGAAATATGAATCAGTTGCATATTCTTGCCCTACTAATTTATTCTTTTGTGTTAATGTTAGTTTTGCTACTTTCATATTACACATTCCTTCCTAAAGTTGTTTGAAAAGTATTTACAGCCGTATAAAAATTAGCTTGTTCTGTTGCATCTAATCCATCTCCTATTGAGGAAAGGGCACACTCTTTGTTTGAATATTGTCCAATTGTATCGTTATTATTATACGCTCCGATTACAATTTTGTTTGCATTTGGTGCTACACTTGCTGTTGTTGCCGTTGCTCTTTGGCTTCCATTTCTGTAACCCTTTTCATTATTTGAGGCAATCCTACTTGCTAACCAAAAACCTCTTGCATCATTATCTGTTGAAGTGCAACCGAATACGCCCTCATTAACCACATAATAACTTATTGTTAAAGACCTTGCTGCTATTATCACAAATGAGCTTGCTTGCCCTGCATTTGCGCTGCCAATTTCAACCGCTCCTCCTTGATTTGTATTGCTACGACTATAATAGCTTAAATGTGCCGAATTTTGCCCTAATAAATTAGGGGTAAAAAAAGTATCAGCATACGTATTAGTTCCGTTAGGCAATGCCCCTGTTGCGCTATGTGTCCAACCTCCACTAAAACTTAACCTAAATGCATCATCCAAATCTCTAGGGTCTTTTAAATTAAACTTATGCGCTGTTGCTGTACCTCCTACCATTGGATATATAGCTTTCATCTTTGTCCATAAACTTGCAGTTTTTAACCCTTTTACAAGCGTATTAATAGCCGCTTTTTGAGTTGCATCTGTTATGCCTGCGGCCGTTATGAATGCCTGTGCATCCGCATCCGTTCTTGTTAAATTCTGTTGGTAGTTAATACCAATTCCGACACCGATATTCATATAAATAATAAGTTAATTTTGTGTAATGCATTCTGTTTAATTATATTAGCCTTTTTCATTTTTTTATTCCGCAAATCTTAAATTGCCCTGTGTTATGTAAAAAATATTACCTGTCTTCGCATTATCCCATTGCACCGTTACTGAGAATACTATCTCGGCCGTAGTATCAATAGTGTTTTCTGTCGTATCGGCTTTAGCATATATCCGTGTGCCGTCCAACAAATCTGCATAGTGAACAAATACCCCACTTACGCCATCCGTACGCATGGTCATCTCAAATTGTGCCTTCCAGCCCGCATTAGTTAAATTACCTCCTGTGCGTGTTAAAGTTTCATGCAAAGTACCATCCAAATAAAACCGTATTGTAAATTGGTCTGACGCACTTGCATTCGAATATTCACCACTTAATACGCACGTTTTTTTCGTTGTTGCTACTAGTTGATTTGGTGCATAAGTGTAACTGTATATTTCTGTTTCAGTTGTAGTGTTAGTTACTTCAACGGTATCTAATAAAACCCCGCCACTTGTCATTATAGCCTGTCTTTGGTCGTCCCATGCATAAAAGTTACCCTCACAATATTGAATACTACCAGGCCCAAATACTGCATTCGGATCAGCACATTCTATTATTCTTATATTTTCAAAGCTTGGCGTTTTTGCACTAATAAAAATTAATGAACCTTCGCCAATAGTTTCTGAAATAGTTTGCGATGTTACGCTCAAAGATGTGGCACCTGCCGAAGCATTTGCATCTAGTGTAAAGGTATAAAGTAATGTCCCATGTGTTGTTATTACTACGACCTTATCACCTATATATAAGTCCTCCGTTGTAGCTGTGCAAGTAAGCGATGTTATTGAACCCGTTAAATCTGTATCAATAACACATACTAATCTTTCAATTGAGTATTTTGTTTCAAGTTCTTGCAGCCCATTAATAGCATCGTTATGCGTTTGTAAAGCTTCTTGAGTTTTTAGTCCTTCATTATTTCGTGTTGCTGTTTGCGGCCCCACGTCAATAGTTGAAGCTCTTTGTGTGTATATCTTAAACCATTCACCTTGCCACATCATCTGTGCCAAGTTCAACGAAGCTCCGTTTATTACATAATCTTCACCGTTATATACAATAGTTTCGTATGCGTTGTAATTGGCGTGTATTTGGCCTTGATAGCGTGGATTAGGTATAATTTGTCCTGAAAGTATTTCAATGCAACTCAAGCTTATTAAATCCGTTGTAGAGCCTGTTTTGTTAATACTCCACAATCCGGTGCTGAATACCTCTGAACCTACTGTTGAACCACCAGTAAATAAAGCACCATTAAATAACTCAAATGGACCATCGCCAAACCTTGCATCTCTTAATTCAATGTCTTCTGAGTTTATTAGATTAGATGTGTTTCTAAAAGTGAAATCAAAAAACGAATCTTCTGAATAAAAATCTAATATCTGAGAGCCTGGTGTGAATACTATTGAGTTTATGGTGTATGTAGTCCCGGTCACATAATTAAATACATTGTATGAGGTAATTTGTATTTCATTGCCCGTGTGTGTACCTGCTGGCATATCTGGTGTTACTACTAATAAACTGAAATTGGTAGCATAGCCCGAAGCTGGTATTAAAAATAAATACCTGTCTGTATTAGTTGTGGTCCAAGTTACATCACCCGTGAAAATATCTGTTTTAAGGTAATAAGAACCTACCTTAATTTTTAAAGTTATTGCTAATCGGCTTTGCCCATTTACAGCCAATGTATGAAAGGCTGTGCCGCTTACTCTAAATCTTAGTTTCTTATCTGTGCCCCCTAATAAATCAACAAAACTTTGTGCCGTTGTTAAAGCCGCATTTGAGTTAATTAAATTATTATTTTCAAATGGATATTTAACGTAAATTTCTTTTAACGCTGGGAAATACTGCCATACATTCGCCCCACTTGCCACCCATTGCGTACTTTGATTAATTACACTCTGCCACTGAACTATTGAACCCGCTTTTAATGTGCCGTCTTTTTTATAGGTCCTTTCTTTAAAGGTAATATTCTCATAGACGTTTACTTGTACTATTTTAAAGTAACCTCCACTTAGTATTATTCTGGCATGAAACTGCTCTAAAATCTGTTCTAAAACATCGTAATAAGTCCAAGCTATTCTTGTGCCGTCCTCTTCGGTATCACAAAAGGCCCACCTGCGAACCCAACTTTGTGCAAATGGGTCAGTCGTATTTGTAACAGCTGGCATATTAGCTTCATACCAGTTTATTGAATTACTCCACAATGTATCTGTTGAACCTATTTGATCGTATAAAGGTACTTTTTTTAATGCCTCAAATATGTAGTAATTTATTTGGTTTAAATTATTTGTTGTTAAATTAGTAAACTCATACTTTTTTAACCTCGCTAATCCATCAGTAAAAGTTAACGTAAATTCATACGGGTATGAAGCATCTTCACGTTGGTTTAAATCATGCAATAAAACACCACACCAATATAAAACCGTGTTCTTGTATAACTTTACATAAAAGGTTTCTTCTTTGGCATTGTTAACCGTATTTAAAAGCCAATCTCTCAAACCGTCACTATCCACCATAACAGGCAAAGTTAGTTTTGACCCTTTTATTGGCTGGTACCGGTTATCGTTTTGACTTTCATATTCTAAAGTAGGCTCTGCGCCTAAAATTATTGCATCACTCACCCCTGTTGAAGAATTGTCAATTATCTCAACATCCCATGTTACTCCAAATCGAAGCCCCTTAATAGTTGATGTATATTTAACCCCCATTACTTTGTGCGCCCTCTGTTATAACTTGCCCTTTGTGATGTAATCAAAATATTTGAACCCTGAACTACACCGCTTAAATTTAAAACTCCTTGATTCATAACCTGACCGCCTATACTTCCGTATGACGGACCTTCTGGACGGCCAGAACTGCCACCACCGCCTGCGCTTTTCTTACTTGCGCTTGCACTTAACGCCCCTGCTGCTATTGACAAAGCAACACCCGCCCCCACTAATGCCAAACCATATCCAATACCTATACCGGTGACTTTATATGCCACTCCCATGCTAATCATTGCAAAAGAAATCATGTTCATTAAGTCGGCTAATCCTTTCTTTATATTTTCGCCAAAATTCACATCTCCCCCTGCCATGCTTTCGCCTATCGCATTGCCTAAAGCCATAAAACCTTGTATTGCCAAATCATTTAGCGCATCTTTCAACTCTAATGCCGCATCTTTCATGGCTATTATAAATTCATCAAACCGCCAGGAATTCTCTGACAATGTTCTTTCTATTTCAACATTAAATTTCTTAGTATCTAAAGGTGGTAATACCCATTTTGATAATCTCGGAGTAATTTCAACCATTGCCGTAAAACCTGCAACCTGTGGCCCTACTTTTTTTTCTTTTTTTGAATCCTGTAATTTCTTTAACTCGTTTTCTAATGGTACGATTTTTTTAAGTTCACCTGCATAAGCTTTCAACGCAAACAATGCGCCCGTCAATCCATAAATATTAGCTTCGTGTTGTTGTTCCGTTATTACACCCAGTTTCAACTGCTCTTCGCCAAGCCTTTTTTCATTCTTTAGTTTCAATTCACCTGCGGCAATCTCATCTGTTACTAATTTTAGCCGCTCAGCATCTTCTGTTGTGCCATTTTTTAATGCTGCCAACTGAATTGCTAGTTCTGCGTTATGTTCTCTAACAGCCTTTGTTTTTTCGTGAATGTCGCCAATTGTCTTTTTCTGACTTTCATTATATCTTATAGTAGCTTGTGTTACCTCATCCTGACTTCGTGCCCATGTTATTAAACCTGCTCCAATTGCTACTACCGCTACTGCCACTACCGTCCAAGGATTAGCCATTAATGTTGCGTTCATAGCAACTAATGAAGGTATAACTCGTGCTGTTATAGTAGTATTAAGCACTAATAACGCATCTTTATAACCCCCTAATGCCGTTAACCCTTGCAAAAGTGCCATTGCACCCTGTACTTTTAATAGTGCCTTTTGTACATCTTCATTTTTTTCACCAAACAAAGCCATTGCTCCCTGAGCCGCACTAAACGCCCCCGCCATTGCTGTCATGGCCGGTAAAACACCACCTAAAACAGAATCATTTGCAAATGCTTTAGTAACTGCCTTAACTTCGCTTAATTTATCCTTTAATTTACCGGCTTTATTGGCGGCTTCAATAAAGGCAGCAGAACCCCCGCCCATCGTCTGGTAAAGTATTTGCGCATCCTTTGATGCTGCCCTGAATTGCTGTTGTAAGTTTCTTGTTGCTGTTCCGCTTTGATTGCTGGCCGCTGTTATAGCCGTTGACATCGCTTCACCACCTTTTTTGATGATCTTAGCCGCCTCGTCCATACCGGTTTTTAATTCACCAGTATTTACGCCTACACCTATATTTATGTTATTCTGAGCCATTTATCAACTTATCACATTCGTCTAAAATATCCTTGTTCCTTCGCCTCCAATCTTCTGTTGTTTCTACTTTGTCCCAAGGTAACGGTAAAAGTTTTTTAGGTGTCATGTTCTTACTATACGGTGCTAACACCCATGCTCCTAATATCCTTAATCGCTCCCACTCTTCACGCTCGCCTCTTTCTCTTTCGTCCCTTTTGCCCTTCCAAGTTTTAAAAAAGTAACCTGGTGAACTTTGCCAAAACTTCTTTTCACTCCACCCCCAGCCATATGCCAAACACTCTAACTCAAAAAAGTTTAGTTTGTTTGGCTCTGTGAGTTTGGGCTGAAATACTGTGTAACTGACTCCCCAAACGCCCCTACAATCGTTTTAACGGCTTCAAACTTGCCCGCTCTTAGCAATACCCTTATTTCTTCTTCGGTCTTGCCAGTACCTATTGAAGCTATCAAAGGTATATTACTCAACTTGGTAGTAATGGTTTCAAGTTCTGTCAATTCTTTGCCTGTTACTTCGCAAAGTTTTTCTAACTCTTCAAAGCCGTAATAAAATTCTAATTCTGTGTTGTTAATAGTGATTTTCATTGTCTTATTGTTATTTTATAATCTTGATTTAAAAGGTATAGTCCATCCTGATCGCTGATCTGATCAAAGTAGCCGTAAGCCGAATCAAAGCGAATCCAATCAACATAATAACCGCTTACCGTTGTATTGTTTACGTCATCTAATGCAGCCCGCACCGCGTTCCCTATCGTTTCTGCTTGTTTTCTTGTTGTGGCTCCTATTGTTATTTGAATGCGTGAAATATCTAAACTTGAAACACCGCCAACTCCACTTGTATTAGTTGGTATTCGTGAAATTTCGCTGTATATTATTGCAGGTCTTAATGCTTTTTGTGGTGATACGTCTGGGAATATCCTGGCACCCGTTAAACCTGTTACAGTAACATTGTTATTAAGTAAAGTAAATATAACTACTCCTGCGCTCATTTGAATCCTTGTGTTTTAGCGTAATTCATTATTGACTCAACAATTACGTTGTTAAGCCTGTTTTTTACTGTGCCTGAATTTATATCTACAAATCTGCGTACTATGCCAACTGGCATTAATTTACCCCTTGCTATCTTTGCTCCATAAGTTCTGCCCTTACCTAATGTAACGCCACCGGCCTTTTTATTCGCGCTGAATCTTTCTACTGTGCCATACTCTAACATATGCGCTGCACCTGCTCCTATACTCTTTTCGCCCTTTACTCTTGCTGAATATTGCGGTCCTATATAATAAGTAAACCATGGATCTGATTTGCCGTTTCTTTTTCTTTTATAAATAGAAATTGAATTGCTCAAAGCTCCGGTTTTATCATGTTTAGAATACGCTGATTTAAGTTGATTTACCAATGGTGTTGCAGTTTCTTTTAATGCCGCATCAATAACAGGCTCCGGTATTACGCCAAGCTTTATTAAATCGCCTACAAGTTTGTCAACCCCATCAATTTTAAACTTAATCATTATCTTTAGAAATACATTTTAAGGTATAGTAATTTCTGAATTCTGTTTGCTCAATAGCTTGTATGTCGAAGGTTTCTCCCTTCCACACTAATCTCATGGTTGCATCTAAAGTTAAACCCTGATATCTTACAGAAAATTCAGCATAATTTCTTGCCGTCTTTTCTTTCGTTTCAAAGGCTTCACTGCCTCCTGTTGACAAATACCTTGCCCATAGAGTGTAAAGCAGGCTGTATGTTGCAACAGCCTGCCCAAACTCATCTTTACTTTGGGTCCTTGTGTAGATCTCTACACGCTCTTTATATTTGCCTATTGCGGCCATTATGCTTTAGTCTGCGCTCCGGTTAATTGAAGTGTGCATGAAAAGGTTTCTACGTCTCCCTCTGGTGCTGTTCTGCTCAATGAAGAAATGTAAGCACCATAAGAATAAGTCTTACCTGTTGCTCCACCAAATAAAGCCGTAAACAATGTACCTGCTTGGATGCCGTCATTTAGCATTTCAAATCCTCCGGTAGTGCCTATCGCTTCATCGAATAAGCCCTCAAAGCTCATAGTTGCGGACTTATCACCCGGTATGAATGCTTTGTTGCCTGCTGAATCTTTGTTGGTTACATCAATCATATTTGCAGTCTGCTCAAATCCGTTGGACTTGCCTCTTGCAATTATTGTGCTGTTTAGTTTTAGAACTGTTGCCGTTCCGTTTTGTGCTGCCATATTTTTAGTATTTTAATTATAATTACAAATCATGTCCCCTGCGGTTGTACCCGTTGAGAAAACCTTTCTTACTGCTATCGGTAAAAATGAACCCGAAGGCATATTTTTAAAAATCATTGCACCACCAACACCAGTAGTTACTGCGCTGTTGGTGTCTGCGTGTTCCCAAGGCAATACTACCACATCCCCTGCGGTGCCTATAAATAACGAGCCTATTACTTTCTCGCCCGCGTGTCCTGTAATGTAGTTGGTATCGCTTTTCGTTACTGATACGCATTTACTTGCTATTGTCTTTAACATTGTTATTCCTATTAATATTTTCAAAATCAATTGTACGGATAAAAGAATGTGTTTTTATAAGGCTCTAACAATACTTTACTTGTTAAAGGCACTTCATTGAAACTTCCTACTGTCACCGCTTCTCTGTGCTCGTACCAATGCCCCAGCATTAAGTACATGGCTTGTTTAATTACATCCGGCACACTTGCTGCCACTCCATAACCGCATACAAATTGAATTTCCATCGCGTTCATCATGTCGAATACAGCAGGCATTGTTAATATTTTAATTCTACCCGGTTCGTTTATAATGTCTGTTTGAAAATCGCCAGTTGACATTGTGCTCTGAGTGTATAAGGTTGTGAAATACTTGATGTGTGTTACTGATTGTATTGGCCCTTTATTAAGTCCTATATATTGTTTTACTTCTGTAAAGTCTAAATTAAGTTTCCAAGTTTGTGAACATAACGGCCTCCAGGTATAATCTTCAACCCATTGGCGGGCAGCTATTATCATTGCAGTAATTAAATTATCTTCTGTTGACTGATCAACACGCAAAAACAATTTAGCTTCTGTCAGTGAAATAGGTTCTACTGTTGGACCTGTTACAAGTTTATAGTTCATCGCTTTTTACTTGGTTTTTTCTTTTCGGGTATTTCAATTACAGTCTTATCAACTGCTGTTTCAATATTTACTTCACCAACCGCATCCGCATATCCTGCTTCTATCAGCATTTCTGCTTGTCCTTGTGGCAAACTAACTTCGTCCCCTGCAAAATAGGCCATCTTGAACTCTCCTATCGGTGACTTTTTAAATCTCACTTTCATTTTTTTTCTTTAAAAAAAGGCTGGCCGAAACCAGCCCTTTTACTTTAAATTATGAATCACTACTCCACACAAGAAGTATTTTAGGTAGTTGTTAAATCAGCTATTGCGGCAAGTGCTGTTGGCTGTAAAACTGTTGAATCTAAGAACTGGTTTACTGTATAAGACAATGTGCCTGTTCTTGCGTTTGTATATGGATCAACAATAAGTTCAACTCCTCCAAATTGACCTGTTACAACTTGAGAGAAATCACCGAAAATCAATGCTGAACAAACTCCAGTTGTGGCGCCTTTGTCAAGTGTTGAAGGCACATTAGAGGTTACAGCTACGTTATAACCGTCAATTACTCCTATCTGAGAATTGAACAATCCATTGTAACCCATAACCATCGCACCAGAACCTGAATCAATAGCAGTTTGTTTCAACTTAGCAACAACTTTGTTGTTAGTTAAAAACATTCTATTTGCATTTGATCCGTCAGCAGTTTTTACTGTCTGAATTAGAGAAAGAATCTTAGCATAAGTTGGAGCACCGCCATCAGTACCAATAGCTACTGAACCAATACCGGAACCTAAAATACCAAGAGGCACACCTGCTGAACCAGCTCCATTTATAACAGCTGCTTCAAAAGCTACTGCCATTGAGCGCATCATGTTGTTCAACACGAAAGTATCAATTGAAGGATTAGTTTGTAGCAACAATCTACGCGAAATGTCACAAGCAGTGTAAAGCAAATTCGGTCTTAATTGACGTGCTGCTGTTGTTGGATTTGAAGGTGTTTGTGTACCTACTTCGGTTGCTGCCCATGCAGAAGTTACAGAAGCTGTAAAGCCTGTTAAATCTGTGTTAGCACTCAATCCTGTTAGTTTCTGAACGCCTAGCATTTCAAGAACTGTTGCTGCAAATAAAGCTTCAAAGAAACCAAGCTTTTCAGTAGGTATAAAATTACCTCCTAAAGTTGAGCTTGACGTAATCATTGTTGCACGCTTCTCTGGATAGATAGCATCCAATACTTTTTCAGGCAAATAAAAACTTCTTTGGTTGGCTTTTAATTTTTTGCCTTCACCAATAGTTGAAGCTCTTTCACCTTCAAACTGATCCAACACTTCCATTTCGAACCCTGCATCTACTGCCTCACGGCCTTCTGCTGCAACAATTAATTTTGAAATAGAGAATTTACGAAGCTCTTTCTCTTCACTTTTAGAAGCTTCTGCACCTGCTCCAGCATTTTTTGATGCTCTTGCTTCAGAAGCAGCTTTGTCGGCTGCTCTTTTTTCGAGTTCTAAAGTTGCTTCGATTTCGTTGCTGAGTCTTTCTTCTTCCTTAATAGCATCACGCATCTCGGTTGTTTGAAGCTCTGTGCGGGCTTCTACTTTAGAAAGAGTTTCGATTTTCTCAGCTATCGCAGCTCTTTCTTCTTTTAGCTGTTTTGAATTTTTCATTTTTTTACTTTATTTAAGATTTTTAAATCGTATTTATCTGCTTGTCTTATTTCTTTTTTTAGTGCTTCTTTTGTTCTTAATGCTACCGATGTTTGATTGTAGGCTGGCCATGTTACTGGACTTACATCGTATAATTTTTCAAACTTCGTAATGGTCCTTACATCTTTTTTAGATCCATCGGCTTGCAATACTTCTTCCTCCCATAAGCTTTCTCTACTTACAAAAGCAAATGAACTGCCTTTTATAAATCCCAGTTGGATGTTTTCTGCCACCTCTTTTGCCGCTTCATTCTTGGCTTTGAACTTATATTCCAAACCCGCATCAGTAACTTGTAAAACTAAATCGTCAGGTGCGTTGGTTGTTCTGCTTAAAATCTCATCGTCATCATGATTCATTAGTGCCACCACGTCCGACATATCACACCCATCAAATGCACCCCTTGCAACCTTTTCAATATACCATCCCATATCAGTTGGCTGCTCAAAAACACAAGCAACTCCGAATATTTCCGGCACACCCTCCTCATCCATTCTTTTCTCTACGCAGCCCGCAATGCTTCTTCTTTCAGCATCCGGGTTAATTTTTTCTATATAGTCTTTTTTCATAAGTTTATATTTGCGTTAACATTTCCCGAACCGCTTGAATCTGGTGAAGCCGTTACAGATTGGTTATCGCTGCCTTTCTTTGCGGCCCAAAACTCTTCAACTAATTTTGACGGTATCATGTTAACAGGTAAATAAGTATCGTCACCGCCTTCTTTCAAGCTGTTATAATCCATGAATCTTCTTATGTCGTTTTGGCTCCATGCCCCAGTCATGAACATTGTTTTAATCCTGCGTTCCTGTGCTGCTGTATCACCTTTTAGTAATATGTCAAAACTAAAAATTGCATCTAAAACAAATTTTTCGTTTTCCTTAAATAACTTGGCTTCTATTTCTTGCTGAAATCTCTTAACCCAAGGTAGCAAGCAATCGTTTACATAATTTATTGCCTCTTGTTCTGTGCCTGTGTTGCTGTCTTTTTGTAACTTGCTCAAAGGCATTCTGAACCAACGTGCAATATCTGCCACGTTAAAATCCTGACTTTCAATAAACTGAGCTTCGTTATTTGGCACTTGTATTTTTTCAAATTCTACGCCTTGGTTAATTGCCGCCAGTCCATCCTCTTCATAAGTGCGCTGAAAAGCCTCTTTGGCCTGTTTCATTCTTCCCTCATCCTTAACTCCTAAGAATTTAAGAATACCTTTCATGCCGGTTGAACCAAAGAAAGAAGCCCCAAATTGCTGCGTTGCTATCGCTTTGCCTATACTCTCGGATGCGTAACTAATTACTGATTGCCCAATGTAACCAGTGCCCATTCCCCTTAAATGAAATATGTCCTGGCTTGCATATGTGCCATTAACTTCGGCCTCTGGATCGTTCACTATATAGTAAAGTTCACGGCCCTTTAGAATAGGATTAACACATTCATTTCTTAACCAATATAAAGCTATTGGCACCGCATCCCCATTGCGCTCAATAAATAAATATCCATTGCCTTTTATCAACGCATTTTTTAAAATGGTTTCAATTAATGTAAATGGCGTTGAAAATTTATTTGGTGAAAGTGTTAATAATTGATAGGCCGGATGCTGATATAATGGGTATCTGTTACCATCGTTTTTATTTAAAAATACTTTAAATGGTAACTTAGCTATATCCTCGCTTATGTTTCTTACTGATGAGTAAAATCCCGAAAGTGTCATTGAACTTTCAGGCGTTACTGCTACTTTACTTTTGTTGGCAAATCCGCCAAACCACGAATCTAGCAAAGTTCTGAAGTCAGAATAATTTACTGGTGTCCCAGTTATTTGATTAGTTGCCCTTTTTTCGCCCCTGAAATAATCCCAAAATTTTGACATAGTCCTAATTTGGGAAACAAAATTAAATATGAAACACTAATCCATATTTAATAAAAATGTTATAAAATACTATCTGTTAACTTTATGCCACAAACTCCAAGCATTTCTAAAGGATTCTTCGCTTTTAAATCTCGGTTTGCCATAAACTTGTTTCCATTCTTCTTCTACTTGTTCCCATGCTTCGCGGATTGACAAATTATGCGGTGGCCACGTCAATTCCCTGACGTTCTCAAAATAAACCAAGTTATGATTTATTATTTTTCTCATACAATTATTAGTTCAGTTTCTCCATAGTTTTCTTGATAATCAAACATATAATCACCAATAGCATTAACGGTTGCTGTTGGTCCATCCACTTTGTTTTTGCTCCTTCCTTTGTGTATCTTGTAGTTCGCATTAGCATCGTCTTGGTAAACTTCTACGTTTGAAATCATCCAAGCCATTACAGGATTACCGTCATGCTGTATTGTTTCATTCATTATCCACTCATAGAACTGCTTAGTAGGTCCCGTAACATTACCTACATTTTGCCCAAACGGCCGGCAACTTATGGCCCAGTCATTAATTAGCCTTGTTGTTAACATCGAAGCAAAGGCTTTGTCATAACTCAAACTCACTATATTTATTTCTTCACTTAGCCTTACTATGTCGTTTTCAATCACATTGTAGTCGGTGGCATTGCCTTCCGTTAAACTAATAAAGCCTTCACGCGCCCATTGCCTAAACTGCAAGCCGTCTGACTTCGTCCTCTTTTCGGCCATGTCCTCGGGGATCCAAAACCTCATGAACAAATACATTTTGCCGTCTTTAGGTATCAGTATTGAAAGTGCTGAAAAGTCACCGGTCACGCCAAGATCTAAACCTAAATAAGCATCGCAGCCTATAAAGTCCTCAAACTTTAGTTCTGATTTTAAGCCTTCCCACTTTTTCGAATCTATCCAGGTGCTTGAACTATCAGCCCATATATTTAACTTCTTAGTTATAAAATTAGGCTGCTTGCTTGGCTGGTTCTTTGCTTCTAAAAACTCTTCAATAAAGTTTTCCGGTATAATTGAAACGCCCCAGTTCGGATTTGCAATTTTCCATACTTCAGGATCCTCCCAATCAACTGCTTTTTTCTTACCTTCAGGTGCTCCATAAATTAAGATTAAATGTGAATCGTTTTTTAATACACCCTCTACTATTTTTTTGCAGGTTTTTAAATGATTATAATACGGCACGTTCTTATTTGTGCCCGCTGTTGATATCGAAATAAACAAAGGCTGCTCCCTTGCTGCCATACCTGATTTTAACGAATCTCTCAACTCATCATCTGTTTGTAAGTGTTCTTCGTCAAAAATTACTATTGAAGCTCCCTTACCTTCACTTTGCCCCAACTCACTAGAAATATATCGGATGTAAGTTTGGTTCTTTTGTACTATTAACCGGTGCTGTAAAATTTGAAATCTTGATGACAAACCTTTTGACTTTTCAACAATAGCTTTTGCCGCATCAAAACAAATCTTTGCTTGGTCCTGCGAAGTTGCCGACATAAATATTTGTCCTCTTTCTTCTTTGTCCAAGTACGCACACGCCACCGCAATAGCTGCTCCAAGTTCTGTTTTGCCGTTCTTCTTAGGTACGTTCAAAGTAACTTGTTTGTATCTTCTTAGGTCAGTTGACTTTGCCTTCCACCCAAACATCATTGAAATAAAAAATGCCTGCCAGTCCTCTAATAGAAAAGGTTTGCCTGCCCATTTGCCCTGAGTAAAAACCAAACTTTCTATAAACCGAATATACTTGTTTGCCTCGTCCGCATCAAAATAATAAAGTTTAGATTTGACTAAATCATTTTCGTGTTGCTCACATAAAAACTTTATGTACTTGCCATGATTAACTTTTGAAGTTAATATGTTCTGTATATACCTTTCGCTTTTTGTCATTAATGATTATCAATTATTTAACTTGTCTTCGTACGGTGGGCAAACCTGCCTATTAATTTATAACTCCTTAATTATCAAACTTGCTAAAAATGTCCTCTTCTTCTTTCTTATTTACAGTAACCCTGCTTCGCGCTACCGGGGTCATGCCAAATTCAATACACATTGACTTATAATTTTTAAATGCATCGCTCATTATCTTGCGAGCAGGATTGTTTTCTAACCTACTGCCAACTTCAACACCATGCCTATCATAAATCTTTTCTTCTATCTGGCCCTAATTGCATAAGCATTTGCTTTTTGTGTTTTTGAATTAATTAAAGGCTGTTTGTGCAAAGCCTTTTTCGTCTTTGGCAAAACACTTTAGGGGTATTCCATATTATAAACGAGGTTAGTAAAATCCTTTAAAAGGAAGCGAAGGATCGTTTCGAAGTGGCACTAAAGACGTTAGAAACTTCGTTAATCCTTTTCAAAACATCGCTTAAAATTTCAAATGTTGTTCCAGGCAGGGTAGTGTATGACATGATTCGACTAAAGCATGGCTTAAAATCTGAAATTCTTTGCAATGAATTTGAAAAACATCGCTTAAAATTTGAAAAATTACGTCAGGCACCCCCGGTTTTGGTCATGCACAGGGGGTGCCTGACACAATATTTGAAAAGCATCGCTTAAAATTTCAAAAATCA